ATCATCATAGAGATTGTCTGCTTCTATATCCCAGATATATTTCATACTGTGTCTCCGCACTAGTTAAAATTCTTCTTCAATGTCTTCGTCTTCCCATACAGTTTCAACCATACGTCCTGTATCCTTACGATACTCAAGGGCAGCACATAGACCAGTCTCTCCAGACCAACGGTTCTTTAGTACCCTGACCTGACTGATGTTAGCATTGTCCTTGTCCTGCTGGTTCCTTTCTAATCCTATTACAATGTCACTAAGTTGACCGATAGCAGCACTACCACGTAGCTGGGCAAGGGATGTCTGTGCGCCATCCTCATGTCCCCTATCACCTGACGGACGCTTGAGGTGTGAGATCAGGATCATGCCACAGTTCAACTCCTCAACCAAACCCCTAAGCTTGGTCATGGTGTTGTCAATGATACGCCTCTCGTCACCACCCTCTAGTCCTGAGACAACAATAGAGATGTGGTCAAGTACAATGAAAGAACAGCCACATCCACGTACCAGATACCGTATCTTAGATAGTAGATTATCACTGTCAGTAGAACCCCAGTGGTCATACAAGTACACACGCCCTGTACCAAGGGTGGAGTCAAACGCATCCTTCATTTCCTGTTCTGTAACATCTTCGTTGTTGTTTAGGTGTAGTAGTTTGTTCATCTCAATAGACATAAGACCAAGAGCAGTACGCTTCACGTTCTCCTCTAGTGCTATGTAGCCTACAGTCTCACCCTGTTTGATAAGACTATGAGCAAACTCCCTAGCTAGTTGGGACTTTCCGATACCGGAACCTGCTGTCAGGGTAACGATCTCACCCTTGCGACAGCCACCAACCTTCTCGTTAAGTCCGTTGTATGGGTAAGGCACAGACTCCTTAGTATCTACTGCTGTAACAATATCCCATAGGTCTGTACCTGCTACGATACCATCAGGTCTGAATGTCTTAGCACCCCACACTGCATTGATAAGCTCCTCTGTCCGTCCAGCCTGAAGCATATCGCTGGCATCCTTGAGGGGAAGCTTAGCAATCTTAGCCTTGTTGGGTGGTAGGATAGAGGCACAGTCAATCGCTGCCTTCTGCCCAACATCATCGTTGTCGAACATAAGAACAATGCTGTCGTATTTAGACAACCATTCGATAGACCTAGCTATTGCTTTCTTAGCTGAGTCAATACCCTGAGGGATTGATACCACATCCCACTTGTTGTTAAAGGCTTGGCTCAATGATAACGCATCAAGCTCCCCTTCTACGATAGTAATCATCTTACCACCATCACGGCAGAGATGCTCACCATACAGGCCAGCCTTCTTGATGTCTCCTAACACTAGGAAATCCTTGTTAGGAAACCGTAGCTTCTGTCCTACAAGCTTACGGTGTTTGTCGTAGTAGTTAGCTACTTGAACCTTCTGCCCCTTGAAGGTAGCCACGCCATAGTTCCAGTGTTGCACTGTCTTTAGGTTTAGCTTCCGCTTAGATAAGGCTGTTGGTTCCACCTCTAGAAAAGAGGTGTTGGATTTAATAGGCTGCTCCACAAATAATTCCTCTTCATCAGCAGGTGTAAGTGTCTGGCACGAGAAGCAGTAGTGTTTACCATCGCTATATAAAGCATTGGCATCACTACTGCCACAGTGAGGACAGGCTTCATGCCTTATGAACTCACTGTTCTCTTGCATCCCTTAGGTCTCTCGTTAGTTTCTCTAGGTTTTTTATGATACTGTCATACTCCTTATCATATATAAGACCAACTTGCCAATCATCAATGATACTGTATGCTATATCTTCATAAGATATTTTATGTGATAGTTCATCTAAATCTATGAACACAGACAATCGTAGACCCTCTGGGTTTATCTCCATATTCATGTCTACATCAGATACAAACTCTTCTCTAACTTCAATAAGGCTCATTACAACCACTCCTTAGGTACAGTTCCTTCTGCCCAGACAAAACCATTACGGTCTGCCCACTCACTACAGGTCATCTTTGATCCATCCTTTCTTTTCTTAGCACCCTGAATTGTAGCCTTAGCGTTCTGGAATACAAAGCGTATGTCCTTGTCAGGGTACTGTGCCTTGATAGCCTTCATCTTACGCTGGCTATCCTGTCTAAAGTACCCCTTCAATTCTACAATCATGGTGTCTACTGCTAGGTCAGGGATGTAGTGGCGTTCCACATAGTACGGTATCTTCTCTGGTTCGTACTGATATGGAACACCACGTTCATCTAGATCACTGATGACCCTTGCCTCAAAAGTCCCCTTCGTCATCGGTATCACCAGTAGTAGGGTTACTATCAAACATATCTGTAGTGTCATCCTTAGCTACTGCTGCTGCTACATACCCATCCTCTTCATCGAACATGGATGCAGCACCATTACCATACTCTACTAGGTCTAGCACCTGCACACCACGGAGGTGCAGCTTCACACCTACCATCTTAGTAGCAGGGATGTAGTAAGTACGTGGCTCAAAGGATACATTGATAGTACTACCATTACCAATGAGTACGCTACCATCCATAGGTGTTAGCTTAGCATCAACAACGATAGGGTTCTGGGTGTAGGTAGTACCATCACGTCTCTTACCTACTGCATCAAGCTTGAACTTGAACTTGATGTCTCCAGTTTCAGTACCCTCTTGGTCTGTGTCTTCTTCAAATGGCAAGTGAGTGGACAGTTTACCCTGTAGCTTAGGGTTGGACTTCACCTCTTCTTCTAGTCTTTCATTGACTAGGCTTTCAAGATAGTCACTCAACTTTGCTGCTTCTAGTTGTGGTTTGAGTAGGTCTACAGAGTAGACACCATCAGGATTAAACTTGGTGTCTGGTTCAAACACCTTAACCCACATGGCCTTACCTGCAACACTCTTGTTCTTTGCTTTGGTCATATTAACTCCTAAGTAATGTTTAGTTATGCTTCGGCTATAGGTCAACTTTAGAAATCAGGCAAAGAAATAGTCAGAGTCTAGTACCTTTGACAAGTCTAAGCTGCCCTTAGCTGGAGGCTGTGGTATTGTACTGTCACCAAGGGTGGCGACAGCGTGGTCACGCAAGTCCTGTAGTACGTCATAGTTCTGGTACATATCTACAAAGGCTTGGCGTAGGGTGTGGCTCATGATACCCATGTTAGGACTGTGTGTCCCATAGCTGTCATGCACCATACTAAAGTCCACCATGTTAGCATCGAGACACTTGTTAATGGTGAACGTCAGGGCTGCTGCATCCAGTGAGTGGATGAAGTTTGGGCTAGCCCCTGTTGAGATACGAGAACGGTTCACACTGTCCTGTAGCTCCTGCTGGTAACTAAGGTAGACCAAGTTACCATCAATGTGTGTCTTGATGAGCCGCTTCTTTGTATTGTAGTACGGCTGCACCACTAAGAAGTTTGTTGGTGTGATCCACTCCATGTGCTGATTGGCTGCACCATAGTGTGAACCTACATCCTTAACGTAGTCCATAACCTGCCGTGCAGAAGAGATGGTCTCGTTAATACCCTGCCACACGTGCTTAGATAAGTATACACCGACACCAAACAGGTCATCCCCAAAGGGATTAGGTATACCCTTCTTGGTTATCTTGTCTGTTATTGCTTCCTGTATGTACTCACGACAGGCGTGTTGTGTACCGGAGTAGGGTACAATCATCACTGGTCTCTTGGTTAGTGACCTGTCAATGCCAAACTCTAAGCACTTCTTGGCAAGCTCATTACCCTGCTCTGCATCTGCTGCTACTAGGGCTGTTGTCCTCTCCGCTACGTTTGAGTAGATGTCAGAGGGTAGGTCTGATGGTATCAGGTTAGTAGCCCTGCCACCTGTCTCATCAAGAAGGATTGCTGATAGGTGCTGTAGTCCATTGCAGCTACCGTCTGCTGCACAGGGTAGGTGAGTATAGAAACCCCAGCCCTCACGCAGTAGACCATACCACTCAAAGCACCAGCCTAGAAATTGCCAAGGCTTGTCCGCTGTAGTCCACCATAGATAGTCTAGTGGGTTCTCAGCACACCTAACAATATCCTCCTCACTGTTCCATGCCCATGCAATACGATCAGCAAAGGACACCTTGTCATTACCAAACAGGTTCGCACCATGAATGGCAAGCCAGTCTGCATCAGCAGCATTGTTGATAGGGAAACCATTGTTGAACAATAACAATGCCTTACCCCAGTCAGCTACCTGTGGTGACATGAAGGACTCGACAGGATACTTACGAGAACGAAAGTCTAGCTGCCATACAAAGTAGAACTCTGAATGTTTAGCATACTCCTCTGCAATCTGAAGCGTCCTCTCTACCTGTATCCTGCGTGACATAGACTTACCGTTGTGTGTATAGATACGACTACGGTTCTTAGCCCAGTCCTTGTATACGTTTCTCTCCTCCTCGCTCAAGTCTTGTGGGTCTTTGTCAAAGGGATAGGCTGGAAGGTCTAGGTCAAACCTAGGTGGTAGGCCAGCCCACTCCTGTCCACTGTCCCATGCCTGACGCATGACCTGTAGTACCTGAGTATCAATAGTCCAAGGTGTACGCTGCAACCCATTGACAGCTTTGTACTCAAGGCTCATGTCCTGCTGGGACAGTCGGTCTAGGTATAGTTTACTGTTCTGTTTCAATGTACCCTCACTAATGGTAAGTCGTTGATAGCCTCGCTGTGATACCCACCACCTATTACATCTACCCAATCCTTGGGTGGAATGATTGATGGTGCATAGCGAGGACGCTTGGTCTCTTGGTATAGGTTGAACTTCCTAACCCACTCAAGAGTGTCAGGCGTAGCCTCAAGGTAGGTGACTGTCTTGTTGTTGCGCTGTCTATGCTTGCTTAGCTTGACCAGCCCTGTCTTGACAATGACCTTATCAATGAGCCTCATGCCCACATGGATACGTTCCTCGTTAGTCCATTCAGTTTCCTTCTGCTCTGTTGAGTTCAGTTTGTGTACCAAGCCTTGTCTCTTGTGCAGCTTGCTACTCTTTTCGTTAGCCTTCTTGATGAGCATCTTGGCTGGCTTACCATCTGTCTCTATCCACTGGGTCAGACGCTTCTGTAATTCCACGTTCATCCCAACGATACGAGCCACCTTAGTTAGAGTGTAGTGCTTTGATACTTCATCCACTACTGAAACCAGAGTGAGGTAGGCTACCTTGTGTGCATCCATCCCGCTTAATTTTTTCTTGGCAATATCACGGTTGGATGTGGTGTCCTTTTGTATATCCTTAACACCATCAGCTAGTGCATTAACGATACCAGCTATAGCTGCCCTGCCATGCTGCGTACTACTCTCAATGCCCTTCTCTAGTAACTTGTTGGTGTTGTGTTGGTATCTATCGACACCTGCCTGTAGCATCTGTCGCTCTAGTTCTTTCTGTTCTTCTAGTGTTGCCACGCTTTTCCCCCAATAAAGTTATGAGTGAAGATATAGTTATAAATACCACAAGAAGCAGAGGAAGTAAACCTAAAATTGCAAGATAGATTTTCAATTTAAATACCTCAGTTCGTTAGTGTCATAGTCAGGTCTGTTGTCATACTCCACAGGTTCATGCCACTCAGCATGACACTCATGGCAGTACCACACAACCTCCTCACCTACAGCATACAATGCTTCTGCTTCTCCATCGTTGCAGTGGTTACAAATTTTAAAGCCCATACTCATGATGCTGCTGCCTCCTCTTTGACACGCATTAGTTTACCTGCTGTGTACCCATGCTTGTACTTGATGTAGTACTGTGCCTCAGTATCCTGATTGTATGCGTTGATATACTTGTCGTTGTGATACCCTGCACCATAGCCTAGTACATAAGCATCATCAAAGGTGTTACGTTTGTTAGCCCAGTTTCTCCAAGCATTTATCTGTGCATCACGCATCGTAGTTACCCCCCTCGTCAAGTTCATATAAGTCATCAACATCTATACCATCACAGATGTATGAGTAGTCATAGTTGGGTATGTTAAACAGCTTTATACTACCATCATCATTACGAACATAATCATCAGCCTCAACATCCACTACAGCTACCGACATATCCCAAACAGTTATACCATATGTTTTATTTGGATCAAACATCTTCATCATCCTTGTCATACTTGATAGGCACAACCCACAAAACTTCTGGATCATAGCCATTGGTTAAGGCTTGCACTTCCTGCATAGCTAGTTCCTCTGCGTGGTCAAAGTCCTTAGCATCTACAGTAACAGTGCGTTCAGTTGTTACACGAACAAGTACTTCATACTGTCCACTGCTATTACTCATCACCTTCACTCCACACTAAGTTTCTCACCTTGTACCTAGCATTATCAAGCTTACCTACCTGTGACATCCACACATCCTGACACTCATAGATAGTCTGTAGCATATCACTGGTTTCTTCTAGTAGTTCCTTGAGTGCTGCCTTCTGGTCTGCATTGAGTACCTTTAGCAAGTCCTTCTTGGCTTTCTT